ATGGAACTAGACAGCAAAACCAAGGCGCTACTTCACGATCCCGAGAAGCGCTGGGCCTGGATTCGTTATCAACTCAACTTACAGGGCATCACCATCCGGCACATCGCCCTTTGCAACGGCGTAAAACCGCAAACCGTTGCCAGGGCACGGCACCAGCCCTACCCCAAAATGGAAAAAGCCCTTGCCGATGCGCTCGATCTCACACCCCAAGAGCTTTTTCCCGACCGCTACGGCGAGGACGGCCTTCCGGCCCGCTTGTTTCCCGGTCGCAGTGTGTACTGTCAAGTAAGCAAGCATACAGGGCAAGACCCGAGCTGCAAAGTTGCGGTGGGCTGAGATCGGCGAGTTTGAGGAAATTTGTGGCATGGCGTTTCTCCTTGTGTGTTTTTTGAGCTTAGGCGCCAGTTGAGCCGTGGCATAGAGGCATTAAAAGAGAATGTTTAGAAGAACAAAAAACAACCAGGCAGGAGTGGGGGCACAGTGAAGCGTCGGATTCAGTGGTCAAAAATCAATCCCAAAAACATGTGTCACGCGATTGAGCTTTGCGTGAAATATGCCCAGGACAAAAGAAACCTGAGTGTGGAGCGGATCGCCGATCTCATGGGGCTTGAATGTCACCGAACGCTCTATAAGTGGATTGCGGAGGGGCGCATTCCGGCGATCAAAATTCTCGCGTTTGAGCATGCGTGTGGGATTCACTTTATCACCCAGTACCAGGCCCACAGTTCGGGCATGTTGTTGATCCCTATCCCCACCGGTCGCCTGGCGGAGCACAAGGAAATCAACGAGTTGAGCCTGTTTATGAGTGAAACGGTGCAGCTGTTGTATCGCCATCAGGAGGGGACGACAAGCGCCGAGGACACCGTGGGGGCACTGACAAAGTTAATGGAGAGTCTCGCTTATCAGCGAGGCAATGTGGAAAAAGAACAGCAACCCGAGCTGGAGCTATGAGCAACATGAACGACGTGCTGCGCAATTGCCAACAAATGCAACGTTATGCTGAGCCGTTCCGTCTTGAGCAGCATTTAGGAGGTGGCCTGTGAAGGAGTGGTATAGCGCGGCAGAGCTGGCTGGTTTGCCGGAAATGCCAGGCACAGAAAGGGGCGTGAAAAAAGCCGCCGTTCGCGAGGCGTGGGGCAGCCGAAAGAGGAAGCGGGGAAAAGGCGTTGAGTACTGTATCAGCAGCCTGCCCGCTGCCACTCAGGCTGCGCTTGTGAAACCGCTGCAATCGGCACAGGCGCCTGCCAAACCCGCAGCGGTTGTCAACACCAGCGAATCCCTCTGGTTGCGCTACGAGCAGGCCCCGGGCTCCATGAAAGCCGAAGCCCAGCGCCGCCTGCAGGCGTTGCAGCTTTGTCAACGTTTGATAGAGCTGGGCAGCGCAAAGAGCGTTGTGGTCAACCAGGTGGCGGAGGAGTATGCCACCAACCGGGCCACGCTTTATCGCTGGGAGAAGGCGGTCAAGGCTTACCATGCGAGCGATTGGCTGGCGGTGCTGGTGCCCCGTTACACCGGGCGCACCAAGGGCGCTGATTGCACCCCGGCAGCCTGGGAATTTTTTAAAGCCGACTTTTTACGCCCGGAAAAACCGACTTTAACGGCCTGTTACGAGCGCTTAAAACGCGCGGCCCAGGAGCACGGCTGGGAGATCCCGGCAGCGCGCACGATCAACCGCTGGTCCCAGGAGCGCATCCCGCTCACGGTGACTATTTTAAAGCGTGAAGGTGAGCATGCCCTGATGCGTCGCTACCCCTCACTGGAGCGGTCGGTGCGTGATCTGCATGCGCTGCAATGGATCAACGGCGACGGCTATCAACACAACGTCTTTGTGCGCTGGCCCAATGGCGAGATCGCGCGGCCGAAGACCTGGTTCTGGCAGGACATCTACAGCCGCAAAGTTCTGGCCTATCGGGTGGATACCACTGAGCACACCGACCAGATTCGCCTCTCCTTCGGCGACCTGGTGGAGCAGTATGGCATCCCGGAGCACGTCACCATCGACAACACCCGCGCAGCGGCCAACAAGTGGATGACCGGCGGTGTCGCCAACCGCTACCGCTTTAAGGTGAAAGACGACGATCCCTTGGGTCTCTTCCCCTCCCTCGGCATTCAGATTCACTGGACCAGTGTGATCGCGGGCAAGGGCCACGGCCAGGCCAAACCCATCGAGCGCACCTTTGGCGTCGGCGGCCTGGGCGAGTACGTGGACAAACACCCGGCCTTCGCCGGCGCCTACACCGGTGAGAATCCCATGGCCAAGCCTGACAACTACGGCGATAAAGCCGTTCCGTTGGAGGAGTTTCTGCAGCGTTTGAATGAGGAAATTGTGGAATGGAATGCGCGGACAGCGCGCCGCACCGAGATCTGCGCGGGCAAACGGAGCTTTGATGAGGCCTTTAACCACAGCTATGCGGCCGCCCCCATCCGCAAGGCCACCGCCGAGCAGCGCCGCCTATGGCTGCTGAGCGCGGAGGCGGTGACCGTGAAAAACGACGGCACCTTTACGCTGGAGGCCGGCGCCAAGGTCGGCGGCGGCCGCAACCGCTACTACGCCCCAGAGCTGCAAGCCCTGGGCGAGGCGCGGCAAAAGATCATTGTGCGCTTCGATCCGGCCAGCCTGCATGAATCCATGCACTGCTACACCTTGGATAACCGTTACATTGCCGAGGCGCTGATTATGGATAGCGCGGGCTTTGGCGATACCCATACCAGCCGTGTGTATAACCGTACTCGTAAACAATTTATCAAAGCCCAGAAAGAGGCGGCCAAGGCGGAGGTGTCCATGACGACGCTGGAAGTCGCCGCACAGTTGCCGGCGCCGAGCCTGCCCGATCCGGTAAGCAATAAAGTGTCCCGTATCGGCGGCCACGCGCAGCAGATAGAGCCGCCAGCCCCGAAACCGGCCGAACCCAGTGCGGCCGTTGTTGAAGCGCAAGCGCGTGCCGAGCAGCAACTGGCAGAGATCTTAACCCTAAATCAGCAACCCAAGCTGGAGGAGGAAACCGACGAGCAACGCTACCACAAATGGCTGGCATTGGATGAGCGTGTCCAAGCCGGACAGCAGTTGGAGGGCCGGGAGGCCATCTTCTACGACACGTTCCAGGACACACCACAATTCAAGACGTACAAGGATTTGGCGGCCATGGGCCTGTTGCAGCAGGCCTAAGCTGTGATGCCGCCGGGAACACCCGCTACAGCAATAGCGGATATAACCAAAACAACGAGGAACCATTATGAGTGACACTCTTGCCATCGGCAATACCGTCGCACCCATACAAACCGTTGTGCGTTGCATGACGGCCCTTAATCAGGCCATGAACCGCGCCGAGCACCTGCCGGGCATTGTCTCGCTGTACGGCCCGAGCGGTGTTGGCAAGTCCATTGCGGCGGCCTTCACCGCCAATAGCACTAACGCGTACTACGTGGAGATGCGCAGCGCCTGGACGAAAAAGAAATTTCTGCAGGCGATCCTTAAGGAAATGGGCATCAAGCCAGAGCTGGTGATCAGCGATATGTTGGACCAGATCTGCGAGCAGCTGGCGCTATCGCAACGGCCGTTGATTGTCGACGAAGCCGACTATGCCGTTGAGAAAAACATGTTGGATCTGATCCGCGATATCTATGAGGGCTCCAGCACGGCGATCCTGTTGATCGGTGAAGAGCACTTGAGCACCAAGATCCTGCGTAAATCCGAGCGTTTCCACAACCGCATGCTGCACTGGGCGAAGGCCGAGCCGGCCAGCCACGCCGATGCCAAGGTCCTGCGCGACTTCTATGGCAAACGCTCCGGCGTGTTGGTAGAGGATGATTTGGTCGAGCACATCCGCCAATACATCAAGGGCTGTGTACGCCGGCTGTGCGTCAATATGGAGCTAGTGCACCAGGAGGCCAAGCGCCAGGGCCTCACCACGATCAATCGGGAACAGTGGGGCAATCGCGAGTTGTACAGCGGCGCTCCTCACGTGGGGGGACGCTAAATGAGCAACATCGTCCCTATGCCCGGTCGCCAGCGCGGCAAGAAACCCGTGGATCTGGTGGCGGCTTCCGGCTACCAAACACCACAGGATTGCGTGTGGGAAGCCATTCGGGAATTGAAGACGTTTAACCAGGTGGAACTGGAGCTGTGGCTGGTGCAGCAGAAGAAAAGCGGAATCAATTCCAAGACCATTAAAAGCTTTCTTAAGCGGCTGTTAAAAGGCGGCTACATCACTTTGACGGAGGTGGTGAAGTATCGCGGCAATGCCAAAACCCACAACTATGTGCTGTCGAAGGATGTTGGCGTACACGCCCCCCGTTTAACCAAAGAGGGCACTGTGTCCCTGCAAGGGCGTGGCCGCGAAAACCTCTGGCGCGCCATGAAGGTGCTGAACAGTTTTGATTTCCGGGAGTTGGCCCAGGCGGCCAGTACCGAGGAAGTGAGCGTCAAGCCGATGGAGGCCAAAGACTACATTCGCCACCTCAAGGGAGCGGGTTATCTGCTGCAGCTCCAGGCCCATGATCGCAGAGCGCGGACACCGGCGCGCTATCGGTTGTTACCACGGCGCAATACCGGCCCACGGCCGCCGATGGTGCAGCGGGTTAAGCAGGTCTTTGACCCGAACCTCAATCAGGTAATGGGTGTCGAACAGGGAGGCGAGCAGTGATGGAGACAATCGCCGTGGAAACGCCGCGCTGGCTGCTGGAGCTGCGCAACCAGTGCCGAAAAAAGCCCCAAACCAAGGTGGCGGCAGAGCTGGGCTATTCGCCGGCCACCGTGAACCAGGTCTTGGCCGGCAAGTATAAGGGCAGCCTGGCTCGGGTGGCGGAGACCGTCTGCAGTGTTTATCTGGGGGAAACCGTGATCTGCCCGGTGATGGGGGAGCTGGAAAAGCATCGTTGCCGCCAGTTTCAAAAGGAGCCTTTTGCAGCCACCAATCCGGTGCGGGTGCGGCGCTACCGCGCCTGCCGCATGGGCTGCCCGAACAGTCAACTACAGGAGTGACACCATGAGTGAGTACTACAGACGCACCGCGAACAAACCGGAGAAAAACGTCAATCGACAAAACCTCCACATCTCGCTGGCCTACGAGATGGCCAATTTTGCGCTGCTTGAACTGATGAAGATGGGCATCACGGTGATCAAGGTCACTATCGAAGGGCGCAACCCGGCTATCGAAGTCATGCCCAGCAAAGCTTGCCAGGCGCTGGATGGTCACGTCCACGCTACCATCAACCGGCCTGGGAGGCGCACGGTTATCAAGCGCGCCTATCTCAATCACTGCCTGGTGCAGTGGGAAACCCGCAATCTGCACTGAGGAGACAGCTAGATGAACGAACAAACAATACCTGCCGGGTTTATGCAAGACAGCCAGGGCCGCCTGGTGCCGGAGAACATGGTCAAGCCGATTGATCGCCAGCGCGATGAAATCGTGACAGAGATTGTCGTTAAAGCAATGGCGCTGCAGCAGCAGATCAAGGCCTTTAAGACTGACTGCCTGGGGGATCTGCAGGCGTTCATTGATCTGAGCGCGGAGCAGTACGACACCCAACTGGGTGGCATCAAGGGCAATGTCACCCTGACCACCTACGACGGCCAATACAAAATCGTGCGCTCCATTGCCGAATATCTCAGCTTTGACGAGCGCCTGCAGGTGGCCAAAGAGCTGATCGACAAATGCATTCACCGCTGGTCCGAAGGGGCGCGCTCGGAGATCCGGGTGCTGGTACAGGATGCCTTTCAGACCGACCGCCAGGGCAAGATCAGCACTTCCCGCGTGTTGGGCCTCAAGCGCCTGGATATCCAGGACGAGGAGTGGCAACAGGCCATGCAGGCGATATCGGATTCTATCCAGGTGACCGGCAGCAAGACCTACGTGCGTCTGTACAAGCGCATTGGTCAGAGCGATCAGTGGCAGCCGATCCCCCTGGATATCGCGGCACTGTAGGAGGTAGGCACATGTCACACGGAACTCACCGGGCCAACTATGGCTATATCCAGTGGACCAACGGCGAGGCCAGGCGCTGTATCCGCGCCCTGAGCGACAGGGGCTGCATCGTGCAGCGGGTGGACTTGGCCGGCGGTCGACCGGCCATCCGCATCAAGCCGGATGTGGCCAGCCGACAGTTTGATAAGGCCACACCGGTCCGACGCGGCGAAATATTGTATGCCGAGGTACCGCTCTGCGGCTGCACGGTGTATTGGGAAATCAAGGAGCACTAACCATGCCAAGCAGCTTTTCACAAAACGCCCCCTATTTTCAGTGGGTGAACAATGTGCACAACTGCCTGCTGGCGTTGAGTGGCCTGGGGGCCGAAGTGGAGCGTGTCCAGGTCAAGCCCGGCGGAGTATTGATCCAGGTGCGCGAGGGTTGGCACGGCGCCGAACAGGCCCTGCCCAGCCATGTGGAGCTGGGCGGTACCCAGTACCAGCAAGTGAATATGGACGGCTGCCGGGTCGTCTGGGAGGTGTCCAATGCGTAAGCAGCTAATCGCCAAAATCCATATCGCCAAGAAAGAGCTGGTCCTGGATGACGAGACCTACCGGCAGGCCCTACAGGGGGTGACCGGCAAGGCCAGCTGTGCCGGCATGTCCAACGCCGAGCTGGAGCGGGTGTTGGCCCACTTCAAGCAGTTGGGTTGGCGGCCGTCCCGAGCCGCTGGCCGCCGATACAGCCCCAAATCCCGAGATCGCCAGACGCATGACCAAGTGGATGTGATCCGGGCGATCTGGATCGACATGTACCAAGCTGGGGCCATCGACAATGGCTCCGAGGCGGCACTGGACGTCTGGGTCAAACGTACCACCAGCCGGCTCAACAAGGGCGCGGGCGTGGCCAGGACGGAGTGGTTGCGGGGCAACCATCATAGGCTCGCCACCAAAGTCCTGGAGAGCTTGAAGCAGTGGCAGGCCCGTATTCAGGTCCAGTGGAAAAACGAGGACTTGCGCCGCATCTCCCAGGAGCAACAGCGCACCGATCAGCACCAAACGGTGGTCATCCGGCAGCTGCTGGAAGCTGGCGGTATTTTCTGGTGGCCGCTGTTTGGGGAACTGGGTATCGAATACCAGGAGGGCTATTGCCGTGACCGCCGACAACTACTCTGAGGAGCAGCTGGATATCCTGGGGAGCGACAGCTACACCGAGTCGCTGCTGTCGCACCTGGATGAGGTGCCGGCGGAGGAGATCCGCAGCCATTGGCCGCAGGACGCGGCCGCGCTGCTGGATATCTTCACGGCCCGTCTGACCTCCAGCGGGGCTGAGCCTGAAGTGGCGGTCAAACAGGCCATCAAGCTGCTGGCCGACGCCGCCGAGTACGGCGGGGGCCGCAACTGGTATCTACCCACCAAGGAAAGCTTGCTGCAACAGCTGCGGGACCAGCAAATCTACCGGGACAGCCGCAAGATGCAGGTGCGCGACCTGGTGAAGAAGTACAAGCTCAGCGAACCCCATATCTACCGCATTATCAAGCGTCAACAAAGTCTCTTCATCAAACGCCGTCAGGGCGATCTTTTTTAACCAGGGCTCTTGTATTAAGAGCCTTTTTCGCGTCAAAACAAACCTTTGTTTGATAAATGAACACTGGTGTGTTGACCGGCTATCTAAAATGCTCGGTCTCGTGGGCGATTGATGTGATTGGCCGATTTACCAATTCTGGGTTTGATAAATAAGCTTCGGCTTACAGATACCTAAGTTAATTGGTGGTTGGTCATAAAATAAGCGGCCACAGTCATCTATATAAAAAATGTTTAATATACGATTTAATAGTGCCACTACATATTGATTTAGGTTGTTGAATATTGGTAATTCCAGTATATATTTTACTCATGCCAAACAGTTTGCAGCTCTACTCAACCTAGCTTTGCTTGGAAGGTAAAAAATGAAGCGTTCAGAATTAAAAGGAATAAAAGTTAAAAATAGTTACGATAAGGATTCCTTAGAATCAGTGATATCTAAAGTGTATGCTGAAAATACCTTATTGTTTATTGGTGCAGGTTTCTCTCTAGGAAGTAAAGATCAAACAGAGGAATCTGTACTGCTAGCCAAAGATCTATCAATAAAAATATGTAAGCTAGGTGATTTTGACGAGGATGAAGATCTGGCGTACTCTGCAGATTACTATCTTAAATACCATGACGCTAGTGCGCTGATCGGATTGCTGAAAAATTGTTTTACTGTCAAAGATGTGTCTCCATCCCACGAAAAAATTGCGCGAGTAAACTGGCGTCGAGTCTACACTACAAACTATGATAATTGCTTTGAGTTAGCCTCGGGTAAGGTTGGAAAAGTTATATCGCCAATTACGCTTGAGGACAGTCCAGCTAAATACTTCCGTAGTCGGGATATATGCATACATATCAATGGGGCAATTCAGCTCCTTGATAATGAATCTCTAGAAAAATCGTTCAAATTAACTGAATCATCCTATACGAACTCTGATGCATTTTCAGATTCTTCATGGGCATATCGCTTCAAAAAAGACCTGGAGGTTTGTAGTCAGATTATATTTGTCGGTTACTCACTATATGATATGGAGATTAAGCGGCTACTAATAAGCAATGAAGCCATAAAAGGAAAAACATTTTTTGTTACTAGGGAAAATGTTTCAAATAAGGAACATCATAGGATTTCCTCGTTCGGCGAGGTTTTTCCTATTGGTATAAATAAATTTGCAGAGCTTATAGAGAAAAATAAGCCAAAAGAACTACCTAAAGGTATTGATTATCTGTCCTCCCTGCAGAGAGAAGAGATAAAGTATGAGGCGGAGTTTAGCGATTCTGATGTAAGAGATTTTTTGCTTCGAGGGAAATTAAATTCCGATTACATTGCGTCATCTTTGACGTCGGATAATGACACTTATGCAATCAGAAGAAAACAGATTTCTGAGTCATTGGATATTTTTAATTCAACTAATATCATTGTTATCCACGGTGCTTTGGCAAACGGTAAAAGTGTTTTAGCGAGGCAAATCGCATCGCAACTTCTTCTTGAAGGTAAGCTTGTGTATACAGTTAAAGATGAAGAGGCTGATTATGAGGCTGATATAGAAGCTTTAGCCAATCTAAATCAAAAGGTGTATTTACTAATAGATGACTTTGAGCGGAGCCTAGATGTCGTCAGGTATTTTTCCTCCTGTTTGGCAGATAATGGTAAGATGATACTAACAGAGCGCCCTCATCGTTATAGACGTGCAATGACGAAATTGACTGAGTACGGTTTAAGTTGCTATTGCATAAATGTTGACTATCTGCATGAAACCGAAGTTAAAGAACTGGCTAATATTTTGTCTAACACAGGTTTGTGGGGCGATCTTGGGGGCGATAGCTGCGACAGGCAAATTCGATACCTAACCGAGAGATGTGAGTCGCAAATATCGATAGTATTATTGAATTTATTAAAATCTTCCCATGTGTTGAGTAGGTTTCAGTCCGCATTCTCAGAGATTCTAAAATATCCAGAAACAAAAAAAGCGGTTTATGCGATCTGCCTCATACAACACATTTATCCTTCGGCATGTAAAAAAAGTTTCATCTCAGACATTGCAGACTCCAATCATGTATATAGTAAGGATTTCGATGACCGTGTTCTCGGATCGGGACTTTTTGAATTTAGAGGTGATAGCTTAGTTACTCGTTCTTCTATTTTTGGCACATTTATTTTGAGTAGCCTTTATAGGGCAAGTTATTCAATAGATCAAATGGTCAGAATTGTTGAAATGCTGCAGCGGAGAAAGTCAACTAGAACTGTTGAAGAAAGCGAGATTTATCGGAGTATTATGACCTTTGGTACTTTGTCTGCAATACTGCCAGACGATAATAAATCGAATTCCTATATGCAGTTTTATGAAAAAGTTAAGTCTGCAGTTCCATCTGTTACCTACAATCCTCACTACTGGTTGCAATATGCAATGGCCGTAATGAGTGACGACAATCTGTCGGATGCGGAAATTATTCTTAAGACTGCTTATTCTAAAGCTGAAAATAATCCCGATTACGATACAACTTATATTGATAACCAGTTCGCAAGGCTTAATCTTAAGAAGGCGATTTCAGAAAAAGAACAAAGTATAAGTATTGAGTACTTCATGGAAGCACATAGAATTCTAAGAAGAGAAAGAAATGATATCTACAAATTTAGGCAGGCCGGATTGTATTTGCCTTATTATGATGAGATGTACAAAAATCTTTCGAGAAAAAATAAAGTAAATTTTGAACACGCATTAAAGGAAATTACAGAAGATTTTAAAAGGTTTGTTGAGACGGAGTACCCTTACGGTATCATTCCTCCTTTTCAGGAGAAAATTCTAAGTGATTTTGAGGGTGCTATTGACGAAATAAAAAATAATAGAGGTGAGTAAGAAATTATCCCTGTATTGGGTGTTTGTGATGATTTTCTGTCAGGCTGCTAACTTTTTTAGAGCGGTAGGGGTGTGCTGATTTTCTCTACTTTGCTGTGCTTTTTTATTTGGCTGTCGGATAGTATTGAAAACGTCTAGCAATGTAATTATAGGCGTGATGTATTTCGTTAAAGCTAGGTGGAAGTATAGATGAATGAAGAGTTTAACCCAGTTGAAGTTTGGATGTATTACGGCTTGTCAGATCTTTATTTTGGTTGGAAAAATCAGGAGTATAGCATTCATCGTTACGGGACCTTCTTTTATATAATGGCTGCCGAAAAGCATTTAAAGTCGGTTTTGATATGCTCCAATGCGAAGGAGTACGAAGGGAAAGGCTCTGTCGACGAAAAGAAGCTTGCCGTGGAAAAGATAGCTAAAGGATATTCGCATAATTTTAAGAAAATGATCAATGATGTTGGTTCGATATATTATAAAGAGATGCATAAAAGGTTTGTCGACGATAGTCATCTAGGCTTCGAGTCAGAAATAATAATTAAGGCTATGGTTGAAGGCTATATGGAAACTCGATACCCAAGTCTGAAAACTACCTCAAGGCATTTCCCAGTGAAGAGTCACCCTAATGTTTACCATGATCCCTTGGGGTCATCGTTTTTTACTGAGTTTGTCGAAAGATTGTGCATTCAATGCTGGAGTTGTTTGGTGAAAAAAGGATTAAATGCAGCAGAAGTCCTCTCAAGGGTTAGGGTGAGGTTTTCTAATAATGAAGATTTTGGTCGATTCGAAAGCTTATATTTTGAGAGATTGAATGTATAGCCTTAGCAATTACATGCATTAAAAATCTTCCGCACTACAATTGAAAGTGATGTAGAGAGCTTAGTGAAAAGGGGTGGCCTTTTCAGCTGCTTTAGATTTTTCGACATAAGATAATCCAGCTTTCCATAAAGCCTCAGTACGCTGGGGCTATGAAAACACATCCCTACTCCAAAGTCTTTGAAGCCGCCTTTCGGCACCTGCTGGAGCTTGAAGGTGGCTATTCTGATGACCCCGATGATCGCGGTGGCCAAACCAAATACGGTATCTCCAAGCGAGCCCACCCCGATGTCGACATTCCCAACCTAACTCTTGGGCAAGCCAAAGCCATTTATTGGCAATCCTATTGGTGCGCCAATCACTGCGACAAACTATCAGAGCCGTTGGCCTTGGCGCTGTTTGACGGCGTGGTCAATCACCGGGCCAAGGTTGCCCGCAAATTGCTGCAGCTTGCATTGAGCGTCAATCCCGACGGCATCTTGGGGCCGGTGACATTATCCACTGCTGCTAGTGCGGATTGCAAACGGGTAATCGCCCGTTACTTTGCCGGCCGCGCAAACCTCTACCGGGAAATTATTGCCGCCAACAGCAGTCAGGCAAAGTTCGCTTACGGCTGGTTTAAGCGCCTTTTTAAAGTTCAGCAATACATCCTGGAGGAATGCTGGCCATGGCACCCTTAGTGCAATTGTTATTGAGTGCCGGGCCAACTGTCATTCGTTTAATTGGGGAGCGGTTTGGCGATAAAGGCAAAGATGTGGCCCACAAGGTGGCAACGGTGGTGGAAGCCGTCCAGGGTAAGCCGCCGACAGAGGCCGCCGGAGATATTAATACCGCTGTGCAGGGTATGAGCCCGGATGAAATGGTCGTATTCAGTCAGATGCAGATTGAGCTAGCGCGCATCGCAGCAGAAAGGGAAAAGCAGGCCCTGGATCACGAGCTGGGGATGTACACCCAGGAGCAGCAAACCCACCGCACTGAAGCGACCGAGGGTACCGACTTTGTCAAAGAAACCCGCCCGCGCATTGCCAGGCAGTCGGCGGCAGCCTGTTTTATTTATGTGTTGGTGTTTGAACTGATCGAAGCTATTGGCAAGTTGGTGGATAAAACCATTGCTGGCGCCGACTGGGAAATTGCCACCGCCTTGCTGGCCCCCTGTTTGGGCTACATGGGGATGCGTACCCTGGACGCCTTCAGCAAATGGAAAACAGCCCCCGCCGATTTACTACATAAGATAGAGGGACGCCGTTGATGGATCAGTTAGACAGAGCCAAACAGATTGAGATGCGGCAGCGTCAACAGGCGCTGGAATCGCAACGCGCCAAGGCGCGTGAAACAGAAGCTCCCGATGAGGTCGGCGGTGTACGCTACTGCCTAGATTGCGGCGATGCCATTCCCAAAGCGCGACTGACCGCGCGGCCGGAATCCGTACGCTGCGTGGAGTGTAAAGGTTTCACGGAAAAGCGAGGGGCGCACTATGCCTGAAACGGATTACAAGGCTCTGACGTTTTACCTGCATGTATTCGAGTTTATCTGCATTGGTGTGGTTGGCGTATACACCTGGCTGGTAAATCGCCACAAGGCCAACGCCGATGCGATCGGCGATTTGGGTAAGGCCCTGCGCACGGAAATGAACGAGCTGGATGACAGGGTGATCCGTGTGGAAAAAAGCATTGAGCACCTGCCCACCCACAAGGATATCGAGCAGCTCAATCGCCGGATTGACGATGTGGCCCAGGAAGTGCGCAAACTGGAGGGCACGCTGGTACAGGTCAATAACAGCGTGCAGATGATTCACCAACACCTACTGAACGCCAAGGAACCCTCATGAGCTACCGTGATATTTTGGATGAAAATCAGCGCTTGTGTATTTTGCTGGCACTTGAAGAGATGCCGGTCTACCAGGCCAACGACAGCATCTTGCACACGGTGCTGGAGCGTTACGGCCACAGTCTGAGCCGTGACCAGGTGCGCACTCATATCAGCTGGCTGCAAGAACAGGGGTTGCTGACTGTGGACATGGTGAGCCGTACCCAAGTAGCCACCCTGACCGGGCGCGGCATTGATGTGGCCCGAGGGCGCGCTTTCCTGCCCGGCGTCAAGCGCCCCGAACCGAAGGGGTAATGGTGATGACCGAACGCCGCACCCGAGGGCGACAGTCCAAAATCATGCAGTTGCCGGATCATATCAAGGCGCAGCTAGATGCCATGTTGCGCGAGGGCTATCCGCAGACAGCGATCCTGGCACATATCAACGTGCGACTGGAAAATGAAGGCGTTGAACCGGTCTCTTACAGCAGCCTCAACCGCTACAGCACCAACATGGAGAGCATCGGTCGGGAAATTCGCGAGATGCGCGAAGTGGCCGATGTATGGGTGGCACAGCTGGGCAGCAAACCCACCGGCGAGATGAGCAAGCTGCTGGTGGAAATGTTGCGCGGGCAGGTCTTCAAGTTGATGACCGAAACCTTCAACGACCCGGAAAGCGTGATTGATCCCGGCATGGTAAAGGATTTGGCGCTGGGCATTCAGCGCTTGGAAAATGCCGCGCTCAGCAGCCACAAGCGAGAAAAAGAGATCCGCAAAGCCTTTGCCGAGGAGGCAGCCAAAGAGGTGGAAGCGGCGGCGGTTTCTCAGGGCCTCACCCAGGAAGGCGTCAAAGCCATTAAAGAACAGATCCTGGGTATTGCGTAGTGAGCGCCATGACCACTATCACCGAAACCCCGCTGGGTGCCATTGCCGAGGGTAACTATCAAACCTTAAAAGCCTTTGATAGTACCGAGGTTCTGTTGGGGTATCAAAAGCGCTGGATCGCCGACGAGTCGCCGCTCAAGATCGCGGAAAAGTCGCGCCGGACCGGTTTGACCTGGGCGGAAGCGGCCGACGCCACCCTGTGCGCGGCCACCGCCAAAAGCGAGGGCGGCTGCAACCACTTCTATGTCGGCTCCAACAAGGAAATGGCGCGGGAGTTTATCGAAGCGGCCGCCATGTGGGCCAAAGCGTTCGATAAGGCGGCCGGTGATATTCGGGAAGAGATCTTTGTGGACGATGGCCAGGAAGGCCGCGAGATCCTGACCTTTGTCGTTTACTTTGCTAGCGGCTTTAAGATTCAGGCGCTCAGTTCCAACCCGGCCAACCTGCGCGGTATGCAGGGCAACGTCACCATCGATGAGGCCGCTTTTCACGACCGTTTGGCGGAAGTGCTCAAGGCGGCCCTGGCGCTGACCATGTGGGGTTCGCGGGTGCGTTTAATCTCCACCCACAACGGCGCTGACAACCTGTTTAATGAATTAATCCAGGACAGCCGTGCCGGTAAGAAGCGCTACAGCGTGCACCGCATTACCCTGGATGAAGCCTGCACCGAGGGACTGTATCAGCGGATCTGCCAGGTCACTCGTCATCCGTGGAGCCAGCAGGCGGAGGACGACTGGAAGACGAACCTGCTGCGCGATACCGCCACCGAAGAGGACGCCCTGGAGGAATATTACTGCGTGCCCAAGCAGGGTGGCGGTGCCTACCTGTCCCGCGCGCTGATTGAGTCGCGCATGGAGCCGGCACCGGTGGTGCGCTTTACCGGCACTGAGGCCTTTAACCGTCAGAGCAAGGCCCAGCGTCGGGCGGAGATGAAAGCGTGGCTGGAAGCGCATATCCAGCCGCTGCTGGAACAGTTGAACCCAAATGAGGATCATGTCTTTGGTGAGGACTTTGCTCGTACCGGAGATTTGACCGTGCTGGCCCCCGCTGCCATCAAGCCGGATCTACGCCGCGTGGTGCCCTTTATGGTCGAGCTGCAGAACGTGCCCTTCAACCAACAGAAACAGGTGATTTATTACATCCTGGATGGCATGCCCCGCTTCCGCTTTGCAGCGTTTGATGCGCGGGGCAACGGCCAGAACCTGGCCGAGGACACCGCCGACGATTACGGTACCCAACGGATTGAGCAAGTGATGCTCTCACAGAGCTGGTATCTGCAGAACATGCCGCACCTCAAGGCGGCCTTTGAGGACGACACCATCACCATCCCCCGCGACAGCGAGATTGTGGACGATCTGCGGGCGGTACAGGTGATTAAAGGCATCCCCAAGGTGCCCGAGGGCAACACCGGCAACAGCCAGAAGCAGCGCCACGGGGACGCGGCGATAGCCCTGGCCATGATGTATTACGCCTCGCTCCAGGACGGCTACGAAATTGACTATACCGCTGCCCCGCTGACCAAGAGCCGCTGGGATGGCAGCAGCGATGACGACGATGACATGACTGACTATGGAGGTAAGCGCGGATGGTAGACAGCCGCATCGTGGATCAGTATGGCCAGCCCTTACGCCTGGCCGACATTGACCAGATCCAAACCGAAGAGGCCCGCCTGGGCTTTTTGTCGAAAGAGTTCGGCGAACACCCCACCCGTGGACTGACCCCGAACAAGCTGGCGCGCATTCTGGACGATGCCGAACGCGGCAACTTGGTGGCGCAGTGTGAGCTGTTCGAGGACATCGAGGAGAAGGACGGCCATGTCTTTTCGGAGATGGCCAAGCGCAAACGCGCACTGCTGGGTGTGGATTGGCGGATTGATCCGCCGCCCAACGCCACACCGGCGGAGGTGAAACAGACCGAGCTGCTCCGGGAGCTGGTGCAGGAGCTGACCGACATTGAAGATCTGTTCCTGGATATGGCTGACGGTATCGGCAAGGGCTACAGCTGCACAGAGATCGAATGGGCGCACGAGGCCAAACTGTGGCTGCCCAAGGAGCTGCATCACCGCCCCGCCAGTTGGTTCACTGTGGCCGAGGATGACCGCAACGAGCTGCTGCTGCGCACCCAGGATAATAACCCTGAAGCCCTTCAGTCCTTTGGTTGGATCAGGCATATCCACAAGTCCAAGTCGGGTTATCTGGCCCGTGGCGGCCTGGGGCGGATCTTGGCCTGGCCGTTCCTGTTCAAGAACTTCAGCGTGCGGGATTTGGCCGAGTTCCTAGAGATCTACGGCCTGCCCCTGCGTCTCGGCAAATACCCCAGTGGCGCTGACGACCGGGAGAAGGCCACACTGCTACGGGCCGTGATCGGCATCGGCCACAACGCCGCCGGCATCATTCCACAGGGCATGGAGATAGATTTTAAGGAGGCGGCCAAGGGCGCGGCCGATCCCTTCGAGGCCATGATCAGCTGGTGCGAGCGCACCCAGAGCAAGACGATCCTGGGCGGCACCCTCACAAGCCAGGCCGACGGCAAAAGCTCCACCAATGCTCTGGGCAACGTACACAACGAAGTGCGCATGGATCTCCGCGACAGCGATTTGAAGCAGGTGGCCAGTACTTTAACCCGCGATCTGCTTTACCCCATGCTGGCCATTAACAGCGGGGGTGTGTCCAGCCTGCGCCGTTGCCCGCGCTGGGTGTTCGACGTCCAGGAGCCGGAAGACCTCAAGCTCTATTCCGAAGCGCTACCCAAGCTGGCCGAGGCCGGCGCGCAGATCCCGGTCAGCTACGTCCATGACAAGCTGCGCATCCCGGAGCCGGAAGAGGGTGAAGCGGTGCTACGGGGGGCGGCGCTACCGGCCGAACCGGTGGCCACGGCTGCCCTGTCCGCCAAACCTAGCAGCGGGGATTTATTCCCGGATCAAGTGGCCATTAACACGCTGTTAAATGGGCTGGATAGTGAGATGCAAAAGGCGCAGTCGGCGACGCTGCTGGAACCGATCCTGGCCAAGATCTACGGCGGCGCCGACCTGCAAACGTTGGAAGATGAGTTGGCGACGCTTTACCCGGAGCTGGAGACTGAAGCGTTGGAGGCCAAGTTGGCGCAACTGTTTTTCGTGGCAGAGGTTTGGGGGAGACTGAGCAGTTAGCGAGTTTACACAGTAATTTGGTTGCGTCGCCTGCCTCTCGAAGTTGAAATACTTTGTGGTGCTACCAATTGCGATCTGGTTTGTTCAGCCAATCCGCGCAATCGAAATTGCTAGCGGCCCAGATTCTCTGGAGTTTGGCAACAAACACAGTGTCTCTAGCATAAACTTTTGATTTGAGATCGTCACGAATGTTGGTAATAGATTGAATTGTGTCTATGAACCACAAAGACTCCATTTTTTTGCAATGTGGGAAGGTGTTTAAATAATCGAAAAGCGCGCTGTAATTTTTTTCAGGCGCTGTTAGATCGTAGGTGACGCAATAAATTGCCATAATGCCGGTCTGTTACTTTTGCGATAAGCGAGTTGGTACTTACTACTGTGCCAGCCGGCCGCAGAGCGGCTCATGCCTTTGTTGGCTATTTCCTGTGTGTAGATTTTAGCGACAATTAAATCCTATTTCCATAGGAGATTGTCACTGCAAAATGTAAGGGATAAGCCAAAGTGAAAATATTAATCGTGCTACCGTAGGAAGTAGGAAATACAAGTATGCCAGAAGCGCCTAATCTTATTTACGCAATGGGCCTGGCTCCCGTTAAAGCGATTGAGTATTTCGAGGCCAAGGGTTACACCATCAGCTGGAATTGGTACGACACCTGGCAGGAAGCAAACGCCAAGGCCTTTACTGTGGCCAAGGCCGCCCGGTTGGATGTGCTCCAAGATATCCGTGCGGCGGTGAGCAAGGCGCTGGTGCAAGGTCAGACACTGAAGCAGTTCCAGGATAATCTAGAGCCGCTGCTGACAAAGAAGGGCTGGTGGGGCCGCCAGGAGGTGGCGGGGCCGAATGGCAAGGAGCTGGTGCAGCTGGGCAGTCCTCGACGCCTGGCCACCATCTACCGCACCAACCTGCAGACAGCCTATATGGCCGGTCGCTACCAGGGCATGGTGGCCAATGCCGAGCGTCGCCCCTATTGGCAGTATATCGCCGTCAACGACAGCCGCACGCGCCCCGATCACGCCGCCATGCATGGCCGGGTGTTTCGCTGGGACGATCCGATCTGGCAAAGCCTCTACCCGCCTAACGGCTGGGGCTGCCGGTGCCGGGTACGGGCGTTGACCGCCAGACAGGTCGAGCGCGGCAAGTTGCGGGTGGAGTTCGGAGCCGGCAAGCTGCGCACTGAGCAAAAGCTGGTGAGCCAGAAAACCGGCGAGTTGCAACCGGTGACCGCCTACAGCTACGGCAGTGACGGTCGCAACAAGCTCTGGTTTACCCCCGATGTGGGCTGGAGCTACAACCCCGGTATGGCCCATTGGCACCCGGCTCTCAATCGTTACCCCTACGCCACGGCCAAGCGCTATGTGGAGGGCACGATGACCGGTCCGCCCTTCGACCATTTTTATCGCCGCACCCAGGCGTTGGTGGAGAAGGTAAATGCACAGCACCCCTCGGCCACGAAAAATGAGCTGCGCAAGTTGATCAGGCCCTACTTGTCTAATGAGGCATTTCCCGTAGCGGTAATCAGCCGTGATATGGCCAAGGCCCTGGGGACTAACACCCAGGCCGTGCTGCTGAGTCAGGACACCCTGGCCAAGCAAATCATCAACCGGGAAAATCAGCCCATCGATAGGGTGACCTACCAGATGCTGCAGGCCAACATCGAGTCGGCCAGCCCGGTGGTGCAGAAAGACGAACTCAACCAACTCTATTTTTACGACGATAAGGGCAGATTACACCGGGCCGTTATTAAGCGAACACGCGACGGCCGCGAGCTGTACCTACAGAGTGTTCATTTATCCAATGAGAAAACCAAGCGCAAGAACGTGAAAGAGGGAGCGGTGGTGCGGGAGTGAGGGCTGCGCCTGGTAGCCCTCTGTGCTTTGCGTACCGGGCTGGAAATCACCGGTATCCAAACTCGACCCTGCCAGGCACAGGGTACGCCCGAAGGCGCGGCATTCGCATCCAGATTCTTTCCCGCAAAGCCTTTATATTAGTTTAGCTTAAATAATAAGCAGGCAGCAATATGACCCACTTCAAGATTGAAGTTAAGGACCAGCCGGTGTTGGAAGCCTTGGTCGAGCTGGCCCGGCGCAGTGACAACCTGGCCCCGGCCATGCGGGAGATCAGCGAGACCATGCTGGATTCGGTGGAGGAGTCCTTCGACCAGGAAACCGATCCGGCCACGGGGATGCCCTGGCAGACCCTGTCGCCCGTTACCCAAGCCCTGCGCACGGAGAAGGGTAGCTGGCCCGGCAAGATGTTGCAGATCAGCCAGGGCGGTCTTGCGGCCTCTGTGCAGGCGGACTCCGGGGATGACTATGCCGAGGTGGGCAGCAACAAGCCGTATGCCCGGATACAGCATTTAGGGGGGAAGGCGGGTCGTAATCGCAAGGTGGAGATCCCGGCCCGCTCCTATTTGGGGTTATGGCCTGAGCATCAAGAGGAGATAGTGGATGTAATACAGCGGCATCTGCTGAAAAACATACAAAACGGTTAAATGGCGTCCGCCTTCGAGTTTCCGCCTGTGAGGGCCTGTAAGCCCGCAGTAGGTGGTAGGGGCGGCATTGGTATTCAGGAGAGAGGGGAAGTGCTTTATAGCGCAATTTAAAAGGGTTTTAAACCTATTGCGATATGAAGGGATTGGCTAGATATCTATAATTCAATACAATGTGGCGATTTTTCGCCCTCTCAGGGCGACTAGGGTTAATAGATTTTAAGGATAATGCCTGCCATGACGAATACCCCCTCCAGCGTTTCAAAGTTCTGCTTTTACTATGATGGTGAAGACCATAGAGATCATGAAATGAACATTCTTGCGTTGGGGAAATCCCTTACTGCCTTGGGCAAAACCATATATGCAGCCAATGGGGTGCTAAATGGCTATAAGGACGATGCAAGAATAGATGTAAGGGTTAATGCTGACTTTATTGAGGGGTCATTCGGTGTAGAAGTTGAAATCTTCCAGTTTCTGCACAATGCTAAAGATGTGGTGGTTGCGTTAGGGCTGACCGCTGTTAGTGGAGGCGGCTTGCTTGCAGTAGTCGATTGGTTAAAAGGTAAGCAAATAGATGTTATTGAAAAGACTGGAGATGGGAAGTCCGTTATAAAGGTCGGTTCAGAAGAGCTTAATTGTGATGAAGATATTTCTAAGCTTGTTGCTGATAATCAAGTCAGAAAGTCATTAGAGCAGTTTATATATGAGCCATTGTTGAATGAGGGAACAGATACCTTTGCCGTTAAAGGAACAAGACGGGATACCGTCGCCGCTGTTGAAATTAACAAGGAGCATGCTGAGTATTTTAAAGCACCTACGAGAACAGTAAAAGATAAAGTGGAAGGCAAAGAGAGCGAGGCGAAAGTTCAATTTGTCAACGCTAGTGTGGCCAAAAAAGCTGGCTGGAAAATGATATACAAGGGTGAAGAGTATTCAGTTAGGATGAATGATGAAGCTTTCTTGGCTCGCCTTCAGAATATGGAAGAGGCTTATGTATTTGGAAAGACCTTTAACGTGAAGCTTAAAGAGATTAAAACAACATCTTCTAGTAGTGAAAGGATTCGTTATGAAATTTCAAAAGTGCATCATAGGTCAATGGGCTGACTTTATTATCGGTTACTGAAATGCTAAACCTTATTGCGATCCTAATTGGCGTTGTAATATTGCTGGTGACATTGTTCATTCTCGGCTTTGTCTCCTTTCGTTTTGCTCTTAGCTATTTCCTAGGGGAAAATATCACAGTAACAGTGATGGATGAGTTTGGTCACAAGAGGTCTAGGCGCTTTAATTGCAGTCGGGATGAGGAGTTAGTCAAGGTTATTGATGAACTGAAGCAGCAGACGAGGCGACAGCGAAAAATGAGGGCGGCTCAGTGA